GCTTCCAAATTTATTAGATCTATTCCTTTCCATTAATCATCAAACCTCTATATTGGTATTTATTATCATATTAGCATTAGGATATTCTACACATCCTTCTGGCCAACCAACAACTGTAATTCTATTATGCTGTGCATTAGAATTCACAACTTCAATTCCATGCCAAATTACAGGATTAATCCATACAAATCTGTTTGGTGTTGGTTCAATTTGTGATACACTACAATCTTTGAACTTTAAATGTCCTCCCCATGATGAGTCCCAAGTTGGGTGTGCATAATACACAAACCCACCGAACTCACTATGAAATCCATCATTGCCACCTGAGGATTCTCTATTGACTCCTGCTGGCAATGTATTGATAAAAGAAAAATTCTGAACCATCAAATCCCAGTGCTCTTGCCACAAATTCAATAGTATTGTTATATGGATCATTTCTATCTTCTACGAAACTAGGAGCATTGAGATATGCACCTAAGTTATTCTGAATATACTGCCATTGAGATTCCGATAAGAAATTATCTATTACAATAGCGGCAGTTCTGGTTTGCATTTTGACAATAAAAAAGGAAGACTTTTGCCTTCCTTTATTTATCTTTAGTTTTGTTCCTCTACTTTCTTCTTCTTCCCAATATTATACTTGGTCTCAAGAACCCACTCGTTCTTTTCTTTGTATGCAAGAACTTTGATCTGATTGAGTGGTGCAATATCAGTAACTCGTTCTGGTTCCAGAACTGTCACCAGTCCCCAATCACAGAGAAGTTGAATAATTCTGTTACGACGCTGAACATCGTTTACTGTCAGATTGGCGTGCTTACCATCCAAGGCAAACAGTTCCTTAAAGTGAACAATATAGTACCGTCCTTGCTTGTGTAGAATGTGACAGGACTGGTAAATTTTTTTCTCTTTACGAGATGCAACTCCAATTCGTGTCAAAGTTTCACGGACCTTCAGAAAATCATCTGGTTCGTTCAATGTGACTTCAATCATTTGGTCAGCTGACCACTTAACCTCAGGTTCACTAATCATCTTTTTCCTCCGGTCTCAAATTTTGATTTAATGAATGATAATTGTTCTTTGGTTAAGATGCTCAGAGCCTGCTTTGCTTTTTCGTTACTATAACCATAATAACGTTTCACTAAATCCAAATCTCTGATTTCATCTTTTCGGATCCAAGGAGAAAATCTTTTCCTTTTCCTCACACTATTTAGTAAAAATGAATATTGCAAGTTTAGATCCAAATGAGAATTCATATTCATTTCATTTGCAAACAAAACCGTGTCCAGATGACCGGACATACATCGATTAACAATATACGCAGGATATTTTGCTGAAGGATCTTCCTCAAGAAGATTCTTTTTGTTCATATTGATTGAGTTCAACCAGTCTTTCAATTCGTATGTCATCGTATAATTTGAATGTGATCATCTTCGGTCCAGAGTTCTACTTTATTGCGAAATCTCCCTTCTTGCTTAAGTTTTTCATATCTTTTAGTTGCCTTCTTCTTCCACCAAGCAATGATATTTTCGAGATAAAACTTATCAAAGTTTTGACCTGGAATTAGTTTATCCTGCTCTCCAAGAATTACCTCACGAACATTTGAATATCCGTAATCTGAAATATAAAAACGTTTCTTCTGTGTAAGACCAAAAGCGGTCTTGATCACCTCATTGAAGCAAGTCAATTTATCTTGATCTTGAAGAGAATTTTTGATAATAGATATCATCTTTGTCTGTCGTTTCATCTTTTTAGAAGATGCTTTATTGTCAGTCAAAGGTGTATTGTCATTCAGTCTTGTAAACTCATTATGAAGTTTATGGAACTGCTTGTCATGCATCAGAGGGAGAAACTTACTTTCAGTCAGTCCTTTATATCTCATGAATGGTTTCAGTCCATCATACTGTGAGGCACTCGTAGCAGACCCATAAAGAGACGTTGTTTCGAATAAAGCAATGTCTTTCTCAAATACTTTGTTGAGAGTCTCACGGGCAAAATGAGAGCAGCACAGAAGTGCCAGTAGTTTACCACCAAGATAGTTGTATCCAAATGGTTGAGATGGAACAATCACAAATCCCATAGCTGCATGTCTATTGAAGATAGACAGATTGGGTTGATGACCCAACCACAGATTTCTTGGTTTAGAATTAATAGTAGGAGATCCAAATCGAATGAACCCCAATACCTTCTTTGTATTTTTCTCAAAAATCATCCAACGAAGTTCCCTACCAGGAATGTTAGATTCATTATTGTGAGAAGAAACTGCTTTCAAAAGATTGACATAATGCTCTTGTGGAACGGAGTTTTGAAATCGGTTACCTACAAACTTAATGTCAAATTCCATATCCTGAGGATGAATATCTTCATTAAAGAACTCATCTTCAAGAGACACAAGAGACGATGAAGATGAGATAACCTCCTTCTTCACAAATCTCAAATAGTCTTCAATGTTAGTGAAGTGGGAAAAATAGTTAATAAACTCATCCGCAGCCCACTGTGCAACTTCTTCAGATACAATCATAAAATTAGTTTCTTTTCTTCTGGAGTGATAACTTTACTCCCATAAAGTTCATTATACTTCTTACAAATATTAGAGTCAACATTTGCAATATACACAACATGATTTTTTGACACAGTAATTTCTGGGTCTTCTTTATCGATAACAGTTGCCCAAGGTGCAAATCCAACACTAGTCGCACTGGGGAGCACCACTAGTCCATTTTTAATTTTGACATAGGAAGCAGTTTCTTCAACCAACTCCGCTATAACTTCTTCCCCTGTGACAATTCGGAACAATTTTACTTCAATCATTTTACTTTCTCCAATTCATAACTCCAATCTTCAATTTGTGGTGTTGTCTTAACTCTCACAACATATCCCTACGAGGAGCATCATCCTTATAAAGAAGAACCCCATTAACTTTATCCATCAGATCTAACATACTTCCATGCATGAGACGGTATCCATACCCAACATAAAGTTGTCCAAAGAATACTGTAAGAGCCATAAATGCCCAGAAGTAATAGTAAAATCTTGATTTAACTTGTGCTCTTAATTTTGTTTTCATTTGAATTCACACTCCACCATAATTTCAGTCATTGCCGCTAAAAGATTAATTTCCTGGTCTGCTACAAATGCTGACTGATACTGATACTTAGCCACAATGAGCACAGCAGCAGCAATGCTAGGACCGTCCAGAACTTCATAAAGAGCATCGTAAGTACGACGCAGAAGTACGTTAGAATCGTTGTCCAGATTAGAAACGATCCATTTACGTACCTCAGGAAAGTTTTTTTCTTTAAGATTTTTAATGAGATCATTTACTGCGATATCCGAAAACGACGCAAGAATGCCAGAATCAATTTCACCACCCACAGAGTATCTTTGGCATTCATTGAGGACTCTGCGCCAGTCTGGGAAGTGTTTGTTGATGAGTTCAACGAGGACTTTGTTATTGTATCTGATTGATTCTTTATCAAGGATTTCTTGCAATCTTTTGAAGAATCCATTGGCGATTTTTGGTCTTTCTTTTCCTTTAATTCCGAATTCAACCACTGTGCAACGGGAATGAAGTGGTTCGAGGATTTTGTTTTTGTAGTTGCAGGTGAAGATGAATCGACAGTTACCAGCAAACTCCTCAATAAACGCCCGTAAGCAGAGTTGTACATCGTTGGACGTGTTATCAGCTTCGTCAATGATGATAACTTTGTGTCTTGAAGTCGCTTGAAGTGATACGGTCGAAGCAAAGTTTTTCGCATTGTTTCTGACCGTATCGAGAAAACGTCCCTCATCGGATCCATTGATGACATAATAATCTACTCCTAGTTGATTACAAAGTGCCTTTGCCACTGTTGTTTTTCCAATACCTGGAGGTCCTGCCAAAAGCATATTTGGAATTTCACCTTTATTTAGAAACTGCTGAAACATTTTCTTTGTCTCTTCAGGCAAAATACATTCTTCAATTGTCTTTGGTCGATATTTTTCGACCCAAATAAAATCACTCATAATCAAATCCAATCAGGTTTACGCTCAGGAATACGAAGATAATTATTCTTCACCCAAGGTTTAGATGCAATGTACCGCTTATAAGCAGTAAACGTATCTATTGTATCATCATATTTCCATTCATTAGGCATTGCCCTAGAGAAATTATCTGCCATTGAATAACAGGTAATTGCTAAGTTGCTTTTGAGATGGAACAATTTTTTTGCTTCAAATAATGTATTAGAACATGTATGTATTTTACCATATCTTTGGTAATATTCATGAGCAAGACAACAACCATGTTGAATTAACCATGCAGTATTATACAAAGAAGCAGCTGCCCACTTAGTCGAAGGATGATTTCTAAATGCACCTTTCTTTGTTGAGTATGGAGTACCATCTGCTTTTGGTATGGTTCCCCAATCATAGTACCATGAGGAAAAAATAATAGAAAGCATTTGACAAGACTCCAAAGGCATCTTTACAATATGCTTATCTGGAAGAACCTTTGCTGAAGCAAGAGGATCTTGATCGGTGGCAAAAATGTTCATAATAAAAGTTGAATAATCTTAGATGCATCAATCGCAGAGAAGAAAGATTGAACCGCAACTATGTCCCATATTCTCATTCTAACAGCAAATGGCATCATGACAAGGTTTCCAGTCAAACGAATCCAACATCCCCAATAAACTGAAACATACAAAATAAAAAAATAACCAACAATTAAACAAATACTACCGAGTACTCTAAGTTGATTTATTGTCATAAAATATCTCTTGGTATAAACCAATATGAAATAAGTTGCCATCGTTTACCGAGTAGGTAGCATTGATAAAAATCAATAACATCTTTCCAAGTATTACGGTAATTTTTTGGATAAATTGTCAAACTCATGATGACAAATATTATGACATGAAATATATTGCTAGCAGGATGATGCCCCAATTGAAATCCCAATAAACGTGCTTCATCATTTACAGTGAATCCTAATTTAAAATGACAATGTAGTTCATCATGAAGTTTAGTGTCTTCACCTATTCCAGGTATCCAGTTTTCCAAAAATTGAATGTAAGGATCGGGTTCCATCTTTCATGCTTACCTTTTTAAAATTTCAGACTTAATATCAGTAGCATTCATCGCTTCATATATGTAAGTTGCTCCTGATCTTGGATTAGTATGTTCACCACAAGTAAAAACATCACACGCAGCCATATTTTTTTCTGGCCAAGTGTGAATACTAATGTGACTCTCAGCAAGTAGTGCAATCGCAGTTACACCACATGGAGAAAATTTATATGATGAAATGTCTAAAAGAGTGCTTTCAGTTAATTGAGTTGCATTAACCAAAACTTCTCTAATGTATGATTCATCATCTAAAAGGTCAAAAGGACATCCTTTTAAAGTAAATAAGATGTGCTGCATTTATGCTCAACCAAAAGTGGAATCAGGTTCAAGTGCAATGTAATAAGTAAGGTTATAATTATTGTTCACGAATCTTGCAAGAAGTTTTTGTGAAATAACAACCTCGTATGTTCCCTGAAGGATTTTAATATTTTCAACTTTAAAGTTGAAATTAAACTCTTGGTCAGTTTCACCAACCGTAATAGAGTATTCATTTGACGTATCGTTTTTCTTATCTCTAACAACAAGTTTGACTACACCATTACCACCAACTGCACAAAGATCAGGAAGTTGATAAACAGCAGAAGCTTTGAGAAGAGAAGATAGTTGTCCATTATCAAGAGTAAAGCAAACATCTTCAGTAGGAAGAGTGATGGACTTTTCAGGAGGAGTTACAATTACGCTGGGATCTGCAAAGAAATACTTTGTCTTTCTGTCTCTACCCTCACGAATAGTGAGATTAGATTCATTTGTAAATTCAATCAAAGCATTATCATGAAGAGATATTCCATTCAAAAATTGAACCAAATCATAGATAGCAAAGTCTTTAGGGAAATCTTCCTCAACTTCTGCTTCAGCAAGGATGTTCTTCATCACAGACATAGTGCGAAGAGTATTGCCTTTTTTGAAAAGGATTGATTGATTGATAGAAGCAAAGTTTTTGAGAAGATTTACAGTTTTTTCAGAAAGTTTCATAGGTTCTCTAAGTTTCATTATCATTGTGGATAGGTTTCGCGCTTTGCATTCTTATCATTAAAGTTCATGAGAAGAACAGCATAATGCATTATTTTTAGAATATCACGACGTGCAGTGCCTTTCTTATCATAACGAGAGGCATATTTTAAGATATTACTTCGACAAAAGGACTCACCGTCACCACACGCTTCAATAAGATCAAGTGTCTGGATCTTATCATCACCAGCGGAATAGTGTTGGTTATACGTTCCTCGAATATATTCGAGAAGTTCTTTTAGAATTTCTTCTTCATTATACTTCCAAGGTGTTCTAGGATCAATCAAATCAATGTTTCCGGTTTTAGCAAGTGTATCCGTTGTGAATGGATTTTCTTTATTAGGATCGTTGCGATCAAAGTCATAGTAATGTTCAGAATGTTCAGTCATTAGTTCATCATGCAAAAGAGCCCAAGCATTAGTCATTATATCATTCCTCAGTAAGTTTGACAACATCTTCTGTCACAGGCATTTGAAAATCAGCATCTACCTTGTCATACAGTTCAAGGAATGCCTGCTTTGTCTCATCATCAAAACGTGCGGTACAAACATCAATTGCTTTTGCTTTGTTACCAAAGATGCCATAGGCACGGACAATGTGAACTAGACGACGTGTGCTAATGATCTCCTCAATACCACCATCATAAAATGTTTTACGGATGATATCTGCCCAGTCTGCAAGACGCTTGCAGAAGTCCTCATCACTACAAATCTTATTAAGAATCTTAGTCTCAATAGAAACAGTAGGATAGTTTTGCTCAAAGGTTACTGGGAATCGCTCAAGGAATGCTTCATTGAGCACGTTAGTTCCAATGAATCGTCCATCGTCTGAACCTTTACCCTTAGTGTTTGCGGTTGCGATGACATTGAAACCTGCGCTGGGTCGAACAAACTTTCCAATCTTTTTAAGAAAGACTCCATTTCCTTCAAGGATAGATTGGAGACAGAGAATCTTATTAGAGGCAAGGTCGATCTCGTCAAGGAGCAAGATAGCACCTCGTTCGAGTGCTTCAATGACTGGGCCATTGTGCCAGACGGTTGCACCATTAACAAGGCGGAAACCACCAATAAGATCGTCTTCATCAGTTTCAATAGTGATGTTTACACGGATAAGTTCCCTACCCAATTGAGCACACGCTTGCTCAACCGAGAACGTTTTGCCATTACCAGAGAGACCCGTAATGAACGTCGGATAGAATAGACGGGACTGAACAATTTTTTTAATATCTTTAAAGTTACCAAACTGGACGAAGTTATCATCTTTTTGAGGAATAAGGTTTTGTTCGATCACTGGCATAGCAGATGGAGATTGATAAGTTCGTTCAATCTCTTCAACTTTTTGATGAGTAACTTCCAAGTTCCACTTTCCACGACCAACTTTATACTGAACAAGTTTATTAGTAACGGTCTGATAATTAGTGCCGTTCATGGCACACCATGCACGAATTTCAGCACTATTTACAGATTCACCATAAGACTCATGAAGAGAATTACGAATGTCTTCAATGGAAAGAGACATGATCAAGTGTTTGTTTAACTGAAGTCATTATACAAGAAAAAAGGCACTTGGTAAGTGCCTCCTGTGACAGTTTTCTAATTGGACTCCAAGTATTCTGTCAATTCCTTTACAAGTCTCTTTTGACTATGGCGTCTGTCAAGTTCAATCCCGACTGTTCTTCCATATTCTTCAAGTTCTTTTTTTGACATGTCATGGAATGATACATCACTTTCGTATGAGAGTTCCTCTTCGATTACTTCTTCGTAATTGGTTGTATCCTCGCCAAGATCAGGTCTCGTTGATTCAACAGGAGAAGTTGGCGCTGCTACTGATTCCACTACAGGTTCTGAAACAGTAGCAGCCGTTTTCCCTGCAAGTAAATCTCCAAATCTAGACATTTTTAATACCTATACTATAAAAATATTTATCATGCAATAAGTTCAATAAATTCACTCAAAACTTTTTTGTTCATTTTTTTAGTTCGAAGACTTTTGAAGAAGGCATTTTTAATTTGACTTTTGGTGGCATCATCTTTTACTTCAAAATCAGAACTTTGATTCATAGATGAAGATGAAATACCAAAGTATTTGTGATATCCAGAATTTTTAATGACAAATGATTTTGTTTTTTTCCATTTTGCATGAACTTTATCATACTCAGATGCATTCAAATACATACGCATAAATGGAGATGCATCACGAGGAACTAAAACACGAATACCAATAAAATTAACTGTAGGAAAAGTATTACGAAGATCTCTTAAGAGAACATTGCTAAAATCAAACCAAGGAACATCTAACGTATAAGTATTTCCAGTCTTGCGATTACGAATAAAAGAATTATGCCCAAGAGCACTAGTCCCAATATAATCTTCAATATTATGTGAAAATCTTCCACCAGTAAACTTTTTATAATAACGAAGTGGAGGTGCCTCTCCATCTGTGAGAATTACACATTGTACTTTCTCAACATTAGTTTGAGTTTTAAATGTAGGAATAATTTTATGAAGAGAAATCAATGCCTCATTTAGTGGAGTTCCAGATAAACTTAACCCAACGGGACAAGGATAAAGTGAAGACCAAACAGATCCAAAATAATTTGCCAATCTAAAAATATTTTTCATTTGTTTTTCCAAATCTCTCATCTTAGTTTTGAAAGAAAGAATATTAAGTAAAGAAAAATATTCTGGGACAACCACAATTCCTTCTTTCTTCTCATAAGATTGCTTCATAAGTTTGCGAGGATATTCATTTGTAAATGCATAAACCTCAAAAGGAATAGAAACCTTTTTACAGAACCATATAAGATTAAACAACTGCTTGCAAGTATCCTTCATGACATCACACATTGAACCTGACCAATCAAGAATGAAAATCAATCCATGATTTTTTCCATCAGGAAGAACACTTACCTTTTTAAATAAATCTTCATTATATTTGTAGGTATGCAGTTTAGAGCAATCAAGAACACCAGTCCTTGAAGTTGTTGCTCTAGCGTATGAACTTGCAGATTTTTTACATTCAAATTCCTTTACAAGATAATTAACTTCTTTTTGTGTAGACCTTTTAAATTCATCAAACTCCTTGTCAACGTGGAAGAACACTTCCTGATTCAATTCGGACCACTGATTCAAACATGCATCATGAATTTCTTGATTATCAACAATAATATCAGACAGGTTGACATCAGGGATTTCTGCATAAACATTTTCTACACAATCCGAATTTGTAAATTCTTTCATGCCATCCTCAAAAGATTGCATGGTTTTGATAATATCTTGATCAAAATTTTGATCTCCACCACGGTCAAATTCTTCTTGTGGGATTTGATCAATTTGTTTTTGATTTTCAGTATTGTCAGACTCTTCTTCAGATTCTCCTTCCTCATCAGTTGATTGATTCGTAAATTCCTGAGAAGTTGAATCATCAGTTCCTGATTGCTGACTTCCTGGTGGAGTTTCTTGATTTTGAGGGTTATCGTTACTTATGTTCTTACAATATTCATAAATCTCTTTGGAAACTTCCAAAACATCTTTAAATGTTTCAGCATCACTCACTTTTTTTACAAGAGCACTTTCCTCAAATGAACGAAAAGAGATATCAACAAAATTACCAATCTTAAAATATAAATTAATTCGATCAGCAAGATTCATCTTAGATAGATCTTCATTTTCAATTTGAAAAAAGTCTTTCTCAGAAAGTTCACCATATCCATTATAGAATGTCTTTGAAAGTCCAGGATATTTACGTTTCATTAGTTTCTCAATACGAGCATCCTCAACCACATTTACAAGTTGTGGAGGGATTTTATGCTCCACATACCAATCTTCATCTGGGGTATAAAGAGCGTGTCCTACTTCATGACCAACAAGCATATCGTACACCACAGAACTTGCACGACTCCACAGAGGCAATGTCAGAACTCTTGTCTGAACATTAAAACAAGCAGTTTCAACATTTTTATGCTCAACTACCAAGTCTTCAGTAGCAAGAAGTTTTGCAAGTTGAGACTTAATCTCGTGGTTGACTGCCATTGATTTTGTTCGAATGAACTCAGTATACAAAAGAACCCCGCTTTTGAGGCGAGGTCATGTGACACTTTTTAAAGTGGTTCAATGCAGCACGCCGTGCTCGCATCGCTTGAGGTTTAAGTTTTCGCTTTTGCTCTTTCTTGGAGTGGTGTTGCCAGTTGGGAACCTTCACTTGTCAGATCCTGAGTTTACTTATATATTTTAGCAGATCTGTCAACACTTCCAGCGGCGACGAGCCTTGCAGACTGGTTTGTCTGGGGTCTTGGAGCAATCAATGTTGTGCATGTCTTGCTGACCCTTTGAACGAGCACAGAACGACTTTCTACGTTTTGCATCTTTACTTCCTGCTTTTACCTTTCCAGTCACAGCAGTCTTTAGTTTAGAACCAGGATTTTCACGACGATATGCAGCAACTGCTTTTTTACTCATACCATCAGTGCGATCACCTTTATTGACTTTCTGCCAATCCTCAGTAACACCTCCTTCTCTCTCTGCTCTATCCTTCATGAGTTGAATCAATTTACTTTCACCAGGAGCATCACCTGGCATCTTCTTTAGATTCTCTCTTCTTTTCTTTTCAAACTCATATCTTTTCTTTGCCCCAAGTTTTTTATTGGGAATTGGTTGTCCAGTAATACCAATTTCAGTTTGTCTTCTTTCTTCATCCAGTCCATGATCTTTCGCACCTTTTGCCATTCTATCAGCAATGGTTCTCTTTAATGCTTTTTTTCTTTGTGCTTCTGGATTTGCTCGTGCAGCCGCTGCTACTTTACGTTCTTCATCAGAACCAATCAAAGCATCAATACCTGCCTTTGCTTTTTCGTCACGGCGCTCTTGTGCTGCTCTCTTTCTGTCCTCTCTTGCTTGACGCCTTTGCGCTTCCGCCTTAGAGATTTTACCTCTCTGGATTGCCTTGCCACGAGGAGTTGCTTCAGATATAAAATCAGCAAAAGATTTCATTAGACTTTTTTCTTTTATTTATAATTAAAAGGATGGTTCTAAGGTATGCTCACATACATCTCCAATACAAATTGTGTAAGTCAAATCTTCTTTATGATATTCAAGAAATATTTTTTCCCATATAAAATCAAATTCTTCTTTTTCTAGACTTTTGAATAGTAATTGATTCTTGAAGTAAATATGATATGTCATTTTCCTCCTTAAGAAATTTTTTTACTAAACCCTTTTATTTTATCGAATTTTACAATATTGTCAAATTTGTCAACAAGTTCATCCGCTTTATGTGAGATAACAAAAACATTTGCATCAGTAACAACAAACTTAATAATTTTTGTAAAATACTCAGTTCCAAATCCATCAAGTGAGCTGTCAAAAATTTCATCTAAAATCAATAGATTAGTGTTTGCTGAGTTTTTCATTTTTGCTATTTCTCTCCAAGTGAAGAGAAGAGATAAGTCAATTCTCATCTTCTCCCCCTCACTGAAGGATTCATAACTAAAATCTTCGTGAATAGGAGATTTAATAGTTTCCTTAAATTCTTCATCTAAAGAAAAGTTAATATAAAAATCCATAAGTTGAAGATATTTGTTAATCTGCTGATTCATAAGAGGCAGATATCTCTTAATAATTTTGGATTTTACTCCGCCATCCTTCATTAAGGAATGTGCAAAATCGTTGTAAATATTATTCTGTTTTTGCTCAGATTGTTCGTTTTGGAGATTCTCCAGTTCTCCGTTTAGTTTTTCTAATACATGGCGTTCAGTATTTCTATTTTCAAGTTGTTCGGTAATAGTTTGAATTTCTTGTTCAAGTTCTCGTGTTCGATTCTGGATTCCAGAAATTCTTGTATTATTTTTAGAAATGTCATGTGTTAGATTAGTTGCCTCTCTAGAAAGAACCTTGAATTGGTTTACCTTTTCCTCTTCAAGTCTGATGGCATCTTCCAATTCTAGAAACCCCTGTTGAAGTTCCTTTGCCTTGGATTGAGCATCATTAATTCTATTTAAACGAAATGACTCTTCTATTTTTTGGTCACAGGTAGGGCAGACCGTATTTTCTTTAAAAAACTTATGCTCTTTGGTAATCGTTGAAACTTTCTGCTGCAATTTGCCTCGAAGAGTTCCAAGTTTTTTAATTTTTTTGTCAGAATTTGAAAACGATTCAATCTTTTTTTGAACTGATTCAAGTTCATTATTTTTCAAATCATTAACCCCAAGCAAGTCGTTTTCTTGCTGTAGATTTTGCCAAATTTTTTCTTTCTTATCTTTTATATTTTGCTTTCCTCTGTTATCAAGTTCTTCAATAAAGTTATTTTGCATCTCAATTTTTTCCTCAACCAAATCCTTTCGGATAGTGAGTTCGCGAACACTTTCATTTGTCTTACGGATTCTCTCTCTTAAAATATTACTCATGAATGAGAATATTCTGATATCCAAAAGATCTTCAATAATTTCACGACGACTTGCTGCAGGCAGTTGCATAAATGGAACAAACGATGCACTACCCAAAATTACAATTTGAGTAAATGATTTATAATTTAATTTTAGAACATTCTCCTCCAACCACTTTTGTTGATCTGTAGCTGCAGCAGCACGATCCAACAATTGATCATCCTTATAGATTTCAAAGATATTTGGTTTAATTCCACGAACAACTTTCCAATCAACTGATCCAGTTGAAAACTCAATTTCTACAACACAATCTTTTTCATTAACAGAGTTAATCAGTTGTGGTTTATTGATCTTACGAAATGGTTTATTGAATAGAACAAACGTAAGAGCATCAAGTATAGTACTTTTTCCAGCACCATTTGTCCCAACAATAAGATTAGTTTGAGATTCTGTAAAGTTAACTTCAGTAAATGTATTTCCTGTGGATAGGAAATTACGCCATCTTATCTGTTTGAATAAAATCATTATCTCTTGGTGGAATCACAAATTCGTTCGGTGTGATAATCACATATCTGTAATTATACATGTTGCACATCTGAATTGCAACATCGTCATCAACTTCAACGACAGCCATTTCTGGAAAATCTTCTGCCTCTAAAAGTCCAGCATAACGAGTTGCATCATCTTCATCTTCAAAAAGGTATAATGCCTTTTCTCCATCCTTATCGTTTACAGAGTATGCTCCTTCTTCTTCCTTTCCTGCAATTGTAATCAAATACATTATTCCATCTCGCAAGCTTCCTGATAAACTTCTCTCATTAATGTTTTTACAACTTCTTTATCGAGATCAAAATCAGAATCATCGATGTATTTATTTAGAAATGAAAGAGTGTTTTCACATTCTTCTTGAGTTAGATTTACATCTTCGTCATTGATAGAAAAATTTTCAACAATTTTTACATCAATACATCCACTCTTTAAAATTTTATCAATAAACTTTTCAAACTGAAGTTGATTAGATTTCTTGCGGACAACAATCTTAACAATTTTATCTTTTAATGAAGTAGAATTAAAAGTTTTATAGTTAGTATCTTCATAATAAATCTTTTCAAAGATAGTATAAGGATTTGGAATAAATTTCAATTCTAAACTATCAGTGTCAAATATATGAAATCCTCTGATATCATCAACATCATTCCAAAACATTTGATATGGATTACCCAGGTAAGTAATATTTCCTTTAGACGACTTATGATGAAAGTGTCCTGAAAAAACTTTATCAAAATTTTTAAACTTAATCGGGTCATGACCATGATCCATTTTCATACCTGGAATAACTTCAAATCCAGTTAACTCCAGATGTCCCATTAAGAGTTTTGACTTTGACTTGTTAATTACATCAAAAGTTTGTTTTTCATTATCTTCACATATCCAAGGAACAAGAAGAATATTCTTTCCTCCAATTTTATAATCCTTAGGTTCAGATACTCTTACAACATTCTTATATTCTGATAGCAAACAGTCAACAGAATTAACATCATTGGTATTTTTATAATAGGCGTCATGATTACCAACAATGTTATATAACTTAATTCCTAACTTTTCAAACTTATCATACACATTAGTTTTTGCCCAATTCAAAGCCCAAAAATCAATTGACTTTCGACTATCAAAAGCATCTCCAAGATGAATTGTAGTTTTAATGCCTTCTTCTACTAAGGTTGGAAAGAAAACGTTGTCATAAAATTTTTGAAAAAAATCATGAAAAGTTTTACTGCCCTTACGAGCACCATAATGTGTATCCGTTATCAAAGCAATTTTCATGAATAAAGTTTTGACTGAATGTTTTCCTTAATGGTATTATAGTCTGAATTATTATAAATGTCACCATCTCCTGTAAAGACTTCATCGAACCCGGATCTTTCAATAATCTTTGTTCGAATATCCATTTGACGTTTTTCTTTCTGAATTCGTCTTAAGAATGCATAATGGATGATTTGGGTGAAGTATGCAAAAGGATTGGAAGACTTTTCTGGATCAAAGTTTTTAATGTATTGAACACAATTTTCTATTCCGTCACAAATCATGTCTTCACGGAACATGTAATTTACAAAATTTGGTTTATATGATAAATGCGTAGCAATCTTTAAAAAACACTCACCAAGATAATTAGTAATACGAGGTAGTGGTTCTCCTGCATCTTGTGCTGCTTTTACTTTACTTCTGTAAACAATCAATGCCTCTAAAAATTCTTTATTGTTTACATAATGTTCTGATTTTTTTCTAGTTCTGGACATTTCATGACGCTCCTATAATTATGAGTACATTATAACACATAACAATAGGGCTTGACAAGAGTCTCAAATATCAGTAGAATAACTCTGTCAGGGTTCATTGAATGGCTTAGCTACCTTTAAATATCTTTTCTAAAGATACTCTAGCATCAGAGATAGATGATAAGAATCCCATTTCTTCATTTATAGTTGTTTGATTTGAATCTCTATCTTTATCCCTTAAATATCTATGATAAAGTCCAACAATATTTTTATCTTTAATTTCACTAATTGTAATTACTTTATCCATATTGATAATAACTGAAGTATCATCACCTAAGTTCATCCATGGTTCTATCTTAATAGCACTAACACCCATATGTCTCATATTAACTGTTTCATATGTAACTGGTGTATCTAATATTAAAAGAGTTCTTGTTTCTTCCTCACATGGAGTTACTTTTGCAAAGATCTCTTCTCCTGATATTAATTTTATTGTTGCATAGAATTCTTCTTTATTCATTTTTCTTTAAGTTTACTGGTACAATTTCATAATTAAATTTTTCTTGGTTATAAATTTTTATTCTTTCAACTAGATGATTTAATGTATAATTTTTTCTTGACTTATAAACTATTTCATCAGCAATATCATAAAGAACTGCTTGATTTTTCTTGTCTCCTTTTCTTAAGACTCTTCCAATAGATTGTAAGTTTCTAATTCTTGATTTTGATGGTGATGCGAAAATTACATTATGAAGATTTTTAATATTAATTCCTGTTGAAAAAGTTCCATAGGATGCAACGATGATTGCATTACTTTCCTTTTCTGTAATTTCTCTGACTTTTTCCCTTTCTTGAGCGTCAATTCCACCATGGACATAGAAAATTTTTCTATCTCCTTTTACAGAATTATTTATTAAATTGTAAAGTGGTTCACCATGGGTCTCAACTCTACTGAATAAAACAAGGCTATTACCTTTTAAATCTAAAACCAAATTCTTGATAAAGTTATTTCTTTTTGAATGTCCAATGATATATTGAATTTCATCTTCATAAGTCTCAAATTGGTGAGAATCATGTTTCATGAGTAAAACATGAATTTGCAATTGAGACAGATGTCCTTTATCAATGAGTTCTTTTGTTTGAGTTACTTTGTATGATGGACCAAACAGTCCTTCTAACACCCACTTATGGGTCTGTGTGCCGTCTAATGTTCCTGTAAATCCAAAACGGTACTTGGTATTATCCATCTTTGTCATGATGCTGACAAGAGACTTTGACTTGAATAGATGTGCTTCATCACCAATGATCACTTCAAAATCTTTGAAAAATGATCTTTGCAATTTATAAATTGATTGCCACGTTGTAATTGTTACAGGATATTCATTTGTCTTTTCTTTTCCAGAATAGATCATATGGCAATAGTCTTCAGCATTCCATCCATAGTCTAGAAAGTCCTTAAACATTTGTTCGACAAGAGATGTTGTAGGAACAACTAGTAAGATCTTTTTATTCTTTTCTGCAAAATATCTCACTACAGAATAAATCATTAATGATTTTCCTGAAGCTGTTGGTGATATTAGAAGTTTACGATTGTATCTTAAAGCATCATATACAGCATCAATTTGATAATCTCTAGGTTTAAATCTTGCAATACGTGTCATATATTCTTTGACACCTTCTCTTGAGATAACATCATTGACTTCAAATGGAGGACCATAAAATTTATTGTGTTCAAATTCTACGGTGTATCCATAATTTTTTGCCCATGCTATTACCTTATCAAGCAATCCTACATAAATTTCTCCAGTATGAGAACTGAACAAACGTATTTTTCCATCCCAATACTTGTTCCTGTATTGAGGCATAAATTTTGCACCAGGAACATCAAATGTAAAATGATCTGATAGTTCTTGATAGATATGTGGTTCTGCCTTGATTGTTACATATATCTCATTCTTTTTCCGAATAACAAGATCAGACATTAATTATATCCCCTAATAAATTCCTGCCATTCAATCGAATTTTTTATTTGATATGTTCGATTGTTGATTGTTTTAAGAATACTATCCAAGTAATTCAACATTACTTGGAAGTAATCTATTTTGCTAGATATTCTGATGAGATCTTCATCAGCTTCCATATACTTGTCAACATCTTGACGAAGAACTTTGTGATCAAAAGGTTTTTCAATATAAACTTCTGGATCTGACTTTCCTGTATAGTATTGCCATTTATCTTTTTTCAATTGCTTAAACTTATTCTCTTCTAGTTTTTTCAGAAGAAGAATATTATTTAAAATTTTATAATACTTTGCATGAAGTGCTGGAATTTTTGTTGATTCTTGGTGTAAATTATCTTCGTCTATTTTTGAATCTTCTTCCCATAATGTTTGAATTTCATCAAGATTCATAAATCAAATCATAAAACAACTATATTATATATGGAGTATTTGAAAGTGACTTCTGCGGTGACATAATTGACATCTGCTGCTTTTGCGTCAAATTGTACTGTTGAAAGTCCTGTAGGAAATATATCTCTGAAATCAATTCTTGCTACTTCATTATAGTTACTATTGTAAATAAAAAGACTTGCATCAGAATATTCGTTCGTTGGTGTTCTGGCATCTGGATTGTCATTATATGGATCTCTCTTTTTCAAGTCTGTAAATTCTTGAATACTTTCAGGAAATCCAAGTCCTCTTAACCAATTATGAACTTCAATATAATTTTCTAAATCTTCATCTACAAAAAATGATAAGGTAAGATCAGCATAGGTTAACTTGTCTCCAGGAATTGGAATATCTTTTAAATAAGTTGGTTGTAATGCAAATCCTAAATTGATGCCTGGTATTGAGACAGAATTTGAGAAAAAATCTACTTTTGGTATTTTTACAATTGAAAATTTAAATCCAATCGGAGATAGATAATTTCTATTATCTATTTGATTATTCCAAGGTTTCATTCTCCTCCACCTCCACCACCTGATCCATTTCCTCCTCCATTGCCACTTCCATTGCCACTTCCGTTACCACCACCATTGCTAGATCCATTTCCGTTACCGTTACCATTTTTATTATCGGAAGAATCTCCTTTATCTCTTTCTAAATATCCGCCATATCCAATATGATATCCCATTGGAATTTTCTTACATTTTTTATCTGAAAAACACCAATATTTTCCAGACGGACATCTTTTCTTTGCTGCTTCTTCAATGAATTTATTGAATGCCTTCATGGTTCTTTTATTATTATTTAGTGCTCAATGTTATATTCCATTATCATTGCAAATAATCTAGTTTTAAGTATTTTTAAATATTCTTGTTCTTCAGGTGGTCTTTTTGGAGACCCAGGCCAAGTTTCTATTGCAAAACATATGTGACTATATAAAAGTCTTACCTCATCTATTCCCATATGCATTTCTAGCATCCACTCTTCATCTGGTGCAAACATGAGAATAAGTTTATGTTAATACATTTCATATATTTAGACATAAAAAAAGAGGGTCCGAAGACCCTCTGAGGAATATGTGAGAAAAATCACATAAGGTTTTCAACACGCACGCGACGATAGTAGCGGTTGGAGTTAGTCTTAAGGCGTCCAAGTCCCTGAGTGGTTCCTTCTGCGAATGGGTTAGCGACCATGCCGTAGCGGGTCTTAAATCCAATCTTAGGTTGGAAGGTATCCTGACCAACGGCACGAACCATTTGGAGAGGAACATATGGGCAATAGAACAGACCAGCATCATAAGGTGAGGTGCCCTTGTATCCAGCAACGAAGTACTGAGAAGCAGCAAGGTTTGCAGAATAAGGATCGATGTATACACGATACTTACCTTGCAGAACACCAGCGAAGGTGTTACCAGTGTCATCAACGTTAAGGTTAGCGTTCAGAGCAGGGGTGTAATCAAGTACACCAGCCATGGTCAGAGCGGAGGCAACGTCTGCAGAGCAGAGGATCATGTTGCCCTTTCCTCTACGAGTTCTTTGTGCGATAGCGTTCGCTTCGCGCTCGATTTGGAAAAGCAGACCTTTGAACTTCTCAACAGACCAACGACCGTTGCTATCAACGTCAAGGTCAAACTTACCGGAAGTAGCAACGTTTGTTTGTGCTCCAGTTTCAGCAGCCTTGTAGATGGTTCTGATGACTTCACGGTTGATTTCAGCAAGAATCTCACTGCTAAGGATATTAGCGAGTTCTGCTTCAGCATTCAGACCGTGGATTGCCTTGAGGTCTTGAGCGAGTTCGAGTGAATACTCAGCCTTCAGTGCTCTAGACTTGGCGGTAACAGTGACTTTCTCGATTGAGAATGCCATTTGGTTGAACTGGTCGCCAGATCCGTCTCCGAGATCTTCAGCGTCTCCAGTGTGCATACCTTGACCAACTGCGTAGTCCTTCTGATTTCCACCATTCAGCAATGCTGGGTTGGATCCATGGTTAGCACCAGCTGAAGCAGTACCGAAACCAACGCTAGCGCCTTCAGATGCTTGAGCGGTGTAGAGACCTTGCTCAAGATCGTTACCATCATTCTGTGCAGAGAATGCGGTATCGACTTCATCGAAGAATGTTTCGGTTCCGCTTTGATTGGTATAGCGGGAACGCATTGCAAAGATGAGTCCAGTAGGACCATTCATTGGTTGTACGCCAGCCAGGTCATATGCGACCAGGTTAGGCATTGAACGACGGATGAGTGAGATCAGTACGGGATCAAAACCTGCGGTAGGACCAGCGGGTGTTGAACCACCACCGAATCCACCAGATGCACCACCTGCATTAGCAGCGTTGGTTGGGGCTTCGGAAAGGAACGCACGTTCCTCAGTCATGAATTTTTCTTGGTTCTCCAGGAGAACTGCGGTTACCATTCTACGGTGGGAATCTTTGATAGCATCAACGCCATCATAGTCGAGTAATGGTGCCCACTTCTCCTGCAGATGCTCAGCATTGAACATTTGCATTTGAATTTACCTCTTTAAAAGTGTTTGTGGTTTAAGTTTATAATATAAAAACTTACTTTTTAGATACTCTCTGAAGAGCAGTAAGATATCCTTCCATTGATCCAGAAATATTCTGGGTTACGGAACTTTCTTCTGCAATAAATTCAGAAGAATCTGTTTGAGTACTGGTTGCAGGTCTAGAGGGGAAATATGCCTCTCTTAGAGTTACCAGTTTCTCACGGTAGTCTGTTTCACCATCAAACTCAACACTTTCGGCAAGAGAAGCGAGTTTTTCTTTCTGAGTGACTGCAAGTCCTTCAGAAACATCACTTAAGATTCCATCGGTAACGGATTCTGCTAATCTCTTATTTAGAGCAACATTGCGATCAATTTGCTCGTTGAGTTTTCCTTCCATTTCATCAAGTTTATTTACCATGCTCTCAAGTACATCATATTTTTCTTCAGGGATTGAAACATAATGTTCTTCAAAAAGTTGCTTCATACCGTTGAGGAATGACTCTGACATTTCTGCCTTAAGTCCATTCTCAACAGACAGAGTGTTTTCTTCCAACCACTCTGATGAAACATACTCAAGATATGAATCCACCCTTTCGGTGAGTTCAGTCTTGAATTCTGATACTTGTTCCTCGATAGCAGAAGCATAATTTGCTTCCATTTCTTCTTTGATCTCACCAACCTTTGCGTTGATTGCAGTTTCAAAGATTACTCTTGCTTTTTCTTGGAACTCTTCGGAGAGTTCTTCTCCTTGAAGAAGTGCAGTAACATCTGCGTCGATATCAATCTCGACAACTTCTTCTGACTCATCAATGACTTCAGAAGATTCTTCTTCAGATTCACTGAGTTCATCCTCTACTTGAGAACGAAGCTCTTCCTCTTCAGAAACTTCCTCTTCGGAAACAACTTCTTGGTCATCAATAGACTCATCCTCTTCCTTCATGCCAGCTGGCATTGGATCTGCTGGTTTTGCACCCTTATTAACAATGTCTTTGACTTGCTTCAGGGTTGCTCCTGGAGTTTTTAACTTTGCTGAATCGTCATCAGACTTGTAATTTTCTGGAGTTGGACCACCAAGATCTTCGACAGGAATTTGTCCTGGTGTTTGAACACCAGATGCATTACCTGTTGGCATAGGATCAGCAGGTTTAGCGTTAGCATTTACGGCTGTCTTGGATTGAGCAGTGCCTACTTCCATTTCTTGTAAGTTTTTTCCACTGGACATTTGAACTCTCCGAATACCTTAATTGTAGTTAATTAAACTATATTTATTTATAATTTAAAGATTTGATAAAAAGTCATTAAACAACTGAAGTTTATGCTCCTCCAGTTGCCTTTGATCGACTAATGTATTTATTCTTTTTTTAGTTTCTGATACAAATTTTTCACGTAAAATACCACCTTCCCATACCCATTCTTTTCCTTCCATAATTCCATCTACAAAAGCATCAGGTGCAGATGGATCGGCAACTATATCTGCAGCGGTTGCCAACATGAAATCTTCACCAACAACATTAATACCTTCATTGTTCAGTTTTAATGAACCAACTCCGCGAGAAGAAACTCCAAGTTTTACACCTTCATCAAGCAGTGACTGTGCAATCTTTCCCATCGGGGTACTAAGAAGTTGTGCCTTACCGTAAATATTTGAACCTCTTTGTTCAAGTTTTACAATTTTGTGAGATACACGATCAAGATTGATTGTCGGACCGTCGGGGTGACCAAGTTCTCCAAGTGCTCTACCTTTGTTAGTATATGCTTCGTTATATCTACCAACTTCTTTTGCAAGAGTTGCAATGGGATACATTCTGCCATTACGATTTTTGATGTCACCTTGGAGAAAAGTTCCCTCAATGTACATCCTTTTTGCGGAACCTTTACCTTCGGTAATGACTTCTACATTTTCAACTTCTTCTCTGATAAGTTTCATTTTATCTATACTTTTAATAATTATTTAGTTATGCGAATACTCTATAAGGAGTTGATGGTGTAACCTCATAAGATTCCCATCCCGTTGGAAGATCTCCGAGGTAATTAACATGCCACCCACTTAATACTGTTGGTGCTACAATTTCATTTCCTTCATCATCCCATTCACCACCTTCGGTGATTGTTCCAATAACATCAATGGCACGGTCGTGAGTATATTGAACTAGGATTTCATTCCCTTCTTCATCTGCTCCCATAAAACCAGCAGCACGAGCAGCAGTTAACCATGCTGCTTCATCTGCAAATTTAAAAAATGGTCCTGGGATCGGTGTAAATTCTTCTTCCATGGTTATGTTGTGATAGATTTAAGTTTATCGTCAGAAAGACGAGTATTAAAGTATGTAAAGCGTTTGATGCGACCGTTAATATGTAATCCGCCTGTATGATTATTGCCTATATCTAGGCGGTTAATGGTGGACGGAATACTGGACGGACTTGTATCAACAACAGGTGCGCCGTCAAGAGATCCAGCCTGATCAGCAACTTTGTATGCACCTGCAGATTTAAGCTTGTTGCTGGAATAATTACCAAGGGTTACTCTGGACTGGGAGCCACCAGATATTATGTCAAAGTTAAATACATTAGACCCAGTAGAGCCTCCAAGTTGAATCAAATTAGTAAAACTATTGTCACTATAGGAAAAAGGTACAAGAGCTGTGCCAGTGATCGGATGTGCGTAATCTAACGCTTCAACAAACAACGTACCTTCACTCTGGTTGTGGAAGCTATTAACACCCAAAGCAGTGGTCGATACATCAGCAGCACGAGTTACAGATGATCCACCAGTTGAGATATATGAAGTGGCAAAATCGCCAGCCTCAATCTGTGCACCAAACACATAAAACTCTTCACTGGTACTACTACGCATATTCATATCAAAAAACCGAAGAGCATTATTTCTGCTTCCACCTGTTTTTATTATACGAGTCCACTCACCGGTAATCGTTGTTTCTTGTCCTTCCAAAGGTGACAAATCGTTGATATCAATATTAATAGTTGTTGTTTCACCAGACACAGTTTTAGCATAAAAACTGATAGCATAAGTCGTATTAGGAGTACCTCCACTTGTAGATCCAACACGCCATGTTTGAGCACCTCCTGCTGGGACATCACGCCCTAACTGTCGGACAGTTTCAGTAATACCTCTTGGCGAAACTACACTTGGAGTGCTGTTAGGAATTGGCGTGCCAATGCTACTTCCTTGGGCTGAATCTGAGTTTAGAG